ATTCCTTTCGTATTAAATTAGACCGATACCGAATTGGCAGCGAATGTATTGTTAGCGATAACAACTTGAACGATTGTGTAAGCATCGCCCCACTGGTTTGTGTTTCCAGCTGGGTATGCTACTTCACGTCCGAGACCTACTACGCGAACTTGGCCTTGGTTACCTGTACCAACTGGAGTTGCGAGCAACGCAGTAGTAGAGAAACCAGCACCGCCTGTACCAATGGTATAACCATCAGTTACGAGTGAGTTAGCAGTTGTGTCAAAGTTGTACTCAGAACCAACAGCGTTAACGTTTGCAGAACCGTTTACTTGGATTTCATATACAAGAGCTGGGTCTTGGAAAATCCAGAAAACGATTTGAGTAGCAGCAGCTAAAGAAGTTGCGGAGATAGATTTGCCTAGTGTACGACGACCTTCAGCGGTTGTATATTCTACACCGTCGAAAGAACCGTATACTTTGCCAGAAGCGGCAGTTTGGTTGGCGATTGTTAATTGGCCTGTAGAAGTGATCGCTACTGGAGTGTACTGGTAAAATGCTACTTGAGCACCAGTCAAAGAGTAGGGAGCGCTATACGCACCTGCAGTAGTACTTGTGAGGTTATAGTTGTTGGTGCCAACGAATGGTACCGAACGATCTAAACCGCTTGGGTGATATGCAGGCTTCAGACCAAAGGGTTGAAATGTTGCTGACATATTGTCAATTTTCCTTTGTTGTTGAAGTTATTGAAAACGAATGTTTTTATTTGCCTTCGCTGTTTCTTTTTCCATTTCCAGTAAACCGCCTTCCAAGAGTGAACGACCGCCTTTGCCTTCACCTGCAGCGCCACGAACCTGAGCCGTGATGTTACGTTGGTGCTCGAGTGGATCCTCGAGGTGCAATAGGTGCATTACTTCTTGGTAAACGTCTTCTGGTAATTTAAAGAGAACCATCTCATTGCAACTTACACAGCCTTCAAACTTGCCCGAGCTCATCTTACCTAGCGATCCAAAGCCGTTACCTAATTCCTCGGCTTTCACTGGTTCATAACCCAATGCCATACGTTTGTCGATACTGTCATATGTGTTAGTTGTTGACAACCAACACAAGTGGAACCCGGGGATAATTCCCGCGGGCAGGTCGGGCAGCGCACTATTTGCCCATTTGTCTCTGAACGCATCAAGGCGTTCGCGACGTGCTAAATCATCTGCAGAACCGACTGATTTGCGGTCTGCTACTTCTTGAACTCGATCGGCGATGCGATCTTCTAAGTCCCGTTTAATTCTTGTATTTGCCATTTTTATTATCCTCTATTGGAACGGTCATACGATGCGTATGCCCGGATCATTTTGTTTCGTTTATTTACATCGTCCCATGCGCCAGCGTCTTTAATTGCTTGAACACGTTCACGGCTTAGTGTGATGGTGTTCTTGCTGGCTGTCGTGGCTTCATTGCGTGCTGATGCAGTTGGTCCACCACGACGTTTTGGTTTTTCGCTCTTTTCCGACCTNTATCGGTGAGGCAAACGTGCTGATAAACGATTATCTAACTCNTCCCAATATTCTGGGTCCGCTGGATCCCATCCATCGGCTGCGAGTTCTTGATCTATTACCTTGGCAATTCTACTATCTGTATCTCGAGCCTGTGGATCAAACCAATCGTTCTTTTTTAACCAACGAGTAGCATTTTCTTGTACTTCAGTGCTAACTGGGTTAGGAACGTTTTGTTTTGGTGCCTTAGCAGCCTCGATTTGTTGTTTCTTATAATGCTGGATCTGTTGCAAACGTTGTTTAGCGTCTGTCAACTGCTCCAAATACTCCACTTGAGCCGCTGCATCACCTGCTTGGGCTGCTTGTAGCATTTTTAACTTGGCATACTCAACCTTAGTGGCTTCGTCTTCCAATGTTTTGTCAATCTGGGCAATGCGCAGTGATTGTGCGCCGTTTTCCAGTGATGCTAAGCGTTTTGCAAGTTCTTCGTTGCGTTTTTCAAGTGAACTAATCTTGTTTTTAGCTGAGATTTCGCGTTGTTTCTTAAGTTCNTTCTTTAGCTTGCGCTCTTCACGCCTAGCTTCACGAATTTTCTCACGCTCTTCGTCTGATTCGGAAGAATCTTCATCTTCGTCNTCNTGGTCTTCGTCGTCATAGTCNTCATCNGACGCTTTTTCGACTTTTTTTGGCTCTTCGCCATCGATTTCCTCAGGTAAATCTACTTTTGCAATGAGGGAACCGTCTTCCAGTTCTTTAACTGGGACATCTTTTTCATTTTCTGCCATAATTTTCTTTCAAAATTAGTCTACAAACGCTTTCATCTTCTGCGCATGCTCAAAACTCTTGATGCGTGAGATGATTTCACGTGCCTGAATGGTGATAAACACTACTGGAGCGCCTTCATCATCTGGATTTACAACAAAACGGTCGCCACCATACTTGATGGTACGTACNAGATCGCCTTCTTTACACCATGGGCCTTCGACCCAATAGGATAATTCTTNGTCTAGGTTGCGATATGCTAAAGGTCCAACTTGAATTACCTTAGCAACTGTTTCGTTATAACGTAACGTTTGTTTGGTTTCATCCACTAGGATGATTCCGCCCTTACTGGTTGTCTTTTCCCTGCGCAATTGCACAAGTACTCGGTCTCCAGCTACTTCTACTCCCGGATCAACGTCAGGAAAACACTCTTGTTCTGAGCGTAAATCTGGTTCGTCTTTCTGGTTGATATCAAATGCAGCCATGCGGCGCACCTCCTAAGATCTTTACAGATCGTCTTCTTCATCCTCCGATAGAATTTCATTGATAATCTCGAGGGCATCGGATAGACCCTCGCGTTTACCTACAAGTCTTTGATATCCATCAAAGCTATGTACATTGACGCCAGAGGCTATGGCCTCTGTCATTTCATTCTGTGCGGTTTTAATTCTTTTCAGAATCTCGCTTAAAAAGTCCTTCATAATCTTACTAATGCAACAAGGCGGAAAAATCCGCCCCAATGNTTAATAAAAGTTACCGCCGCCAATTTCGTTAAGGTTCTTATCTGGACCAACTTTTTGACCTTTAGTCAANTTAGCTTGGCTTGCACCAATCTTCCAGTTGTTGTCACGATGTGAGCCAGAGTTGCCCTTGTCGATAGCGGTTTTACCTGTGTCACCAGCGGCGCTTGCTGCTGCTACGCCTGTCTGTTTGTAGGTGTGACGAAAACCTAATTCATCTTTTGCCATTATTGTTCCTCAGTGGGTGGTTGTTGTGCTGCTTGTTGTTGCATCTGTTGCTGATGTTGTTGATCTGCTTGTTGCAATCCTTGCACGTGCTGCTGTGCATTTTGTTGCATCTGTTGAGCATGCTGCTGCCGAGCGTTTTGCAATTCAATTTGATTTTGAACTTGCTGTGCTTGTTGGTCAAATTGCTGTTGCTGTACGGTCAAACCATGTTGACGGATGTCTTGGTTGGCAGCGTTAATTGCTTCCATAGCCGACATATTTTGATCCGCTTCCAATTGTGCTTGGGTTTGATCAATACCGGCTTTGGCGGTAATCATCGCCACACGCTCTTTTGCCGCGTTGTTGATGTTTGCCATTGCAATATCGGTAGCGTTACGCTGGCTATCGATGCTCGTCTGTGTGCTGTACTTAGCTTGCAGCTCTTGAACCTTCTGTTGCAGCTGAGCAATCTTAATCTGATACTCTTGCGATTGACGCTGATTATCGAACTGCAACTGCATCTGAGCTTCTTGAGCTTTGCGCTGGGTCTCAGCCATTTGAGTCTTAAGAAGAACCTGTGCAGTAGGATCGGCGCTTGCAGCAGCTTCTTGTTGATGCTGTTGAGCTTGGGCCACTTTTTGTGCCAAGGCGCTAATTTGCTGTACATACTGCGCAAGGTTAGCGTTAGCATCAGCAGATACCATATTCGATGCCAATGCCAGCGCTTGCTGTGCTTCGATATCCAATGGTTTTTCTTCGTGCAATCTTAATGTATCTTGTCCGCCTGCAGCTTGCGCAACATACGCGCGCATGGATTGCAAGTAATGTAGGGTTAAGTGCTGCTTGATATGCTCTAAAGCATGCGGAGCAAACACAGGGCCAATAACAGGATTTGCACCATATGCAGGATTGTTGGCATATTCCAAGTGGATCTTAATGTGAGCAATATGATCTTGGTCAGGATATGCAGCTGCTGGACGACCCATGGTCATCGATACGTTCTCTAGAGCTGGGTTAGATTCGTTAGCACCTTGTGGGTTTGGCAGAATCTCTTCAATGTTTGGAACTTTAAGTTGTTCTAACATGCGACGATAAATCGAACGCATATCAAACATGCCCGGAGGCGCGGATGAACCCATCTGCAACAACGCTTGGGTTTGAGCTAAACGTTGTGTTTCAGAAAAAATGTTAGGATCTGATACTGGGCGAACGTCGTCGTTATACGCAAAGTCACGTACGCGAATTTCTTCGCCAGATTCGTTGTCCATCTCTTCCAAGTACCAATGATTGATACGGGAGATGATCTTGAGTGATTTAGCTTGGCTGCGATGTAATCGGCCATGAATAGCAGAAAATACCTTAGCGCCTTGTTCAATCAACGCNTGTGTAGTACCTACNGGTGTGTTTGCGTTAGCNTCAGCAATTTTTTCTTCAGCAGTTGTAACAACACCTTTAGCTGCATCAGTTAACCAACCGAGCAAATTGTATAAAGTCTGTGATGGTGGGTTGAACGGCATAGGCATCGCGATTGAACGGATGTCATTAACGCCGGGTGCACCTTCGATCTCAATTACTTGAGTTGGTTCAATTCGGTCACTCTGGCCACCAATTCGTCCACCTTTGAGCTTAAGCATCGTCTGGCTGTTGTTGATATGAGCAGCATCCAGCAAAGCACGTAGAGTACCAGTAAGAGCAGCAGACAGGCCACCAATAAGATGGGGGAGGCCAATAGCATAAGCACCGCGCCAAGGAATGAATTTGAACTCAACATACCAATCCAGCTTTTCAAGTTTCTCATCATTAGCGTCCCAGTTGCGGTATAGTGATAAAACTTTGCTGCTGGTTTCATCAATTGTCAAAATGTATGGGGCGCGTTTACCTTTGGTAATCGGATCATCTTCTAAACGAATAAAGCAGGTAATCTCATAGACGCGGCGTAATCCATCGATATTAACGGATGGGATATCTTTGCCTTCAATCTTGTTGTTTGCTTTTTCAGATTGGGTCTGATCATTTAGTGGNGCGTCTGATGTGGATTGATAAATATTATCAATGTCACGATAAATGCCATCCTCAATACGCTTGAGGAAAATGTCTTCGGTGATGTCTTGCTGTTCAGTTACACGCTGAGCGGTGTAAAAGTTGGTTGATGAGAACGGTAGGAAGATATTATCGATCGGTACCCATTCACACATCGGGCGCTTTTGTTCTGTATCAAATCGCCATTTAAGAAACTGTGATCCGCCCAATGGCAGCTGAGTGAGCAATTGCTCCATCTCATCACGGTATTCGGGAATTTGTTCTGTTAACTGCCAGTTAAGGAAGTTGGTTTTGCGATCTGCAGTTTCTTCTTTTTCACGATCAGCCTCACCCTTAATGCTTGATTTAACAATGCCTTCAGGTGGTAACAGTTCGCGCGAAGACGCAGCAGCAAAGTCAACGCATGACTCTGCCATGACAGGGTGAACGACTTTGGAAGCTCCGTCAAACGTGGCTCCTCCGGGCGCGTCCTTACCCAAACCGGTACGGCGTAAGCCGTCTTCGTATTGCTTGTCTCGTTGCTTGCGCGATTCTTTATCTACATCGATGTAATCGAGGTATTCAATCGCCAATGATTGCAATGTGCCTTCATCAAACTCTTCCGCTAAGTTCGCATAGAACTCTGGGTTTTTGAGTGGGCTAGATTTCTCTTGAAAGTTAACGACAACTGAACCATCATCCAGTTCAATAACTTCCTGCTCGACCTCATCTGGGTCCAAGCCAAGTATCTCTTCGTAATGCTCCATCTCAGCGTCTTGTTCTTCCGCCATGCCTAACTGGTTTTCAGTCGCATCTAGGGCTGGAAGGTTACCGCCGGATTGAATTGGGAGTGTTGGTTGTTGTGCCATTATCTAAATATTCTGGATTTATGTTCCTAATTACACTAATGCACACTTATGGCCAAAAGCGCCCTACTGGGCGTAGGGGTTGACGAATTTGCGTTGATTATCATCTGCATAGCTATAATCGCGTGCTGGCAGGGGGTCTAGCTGGATCCAGCCAGAATCTCTGAGCACACGCAACGCTTGGGATAGGGAATCCACATAGTCATCATGCCCGCCTGCTTCCGGGAACGAACATACTTGGCGCAAGAATCGTTTGGCCCAGTTTGCAAAGTCACCTTTTTGGGTTGGTTCTTCTGGTATAAACGCCTTGCCCTTAGAAATGAGTGGGGCCACAATGTTCAAACGCTGCACCTTATCAGCGCGCCCGGGGTTGTATCCTTGCACTGGTACGCCAGATCCTTGGAGCTCTTGGATCAG